ATCCTGACGCTGATCCTCGGGTCGATCATTCAGGAAATTGTGCGGATTTTGGCTGAGTGGTATCGGCAAAACCACAAGAACAAGGTGCTGATGATGGGTTTCAAAAGGAGCCTGACGCCATGAGCGAGAAAACTTTGACAGACTCCCTTGTGCGGATTGGCGAGCGTTTTGGCGTGCCAGTTTTGATACTGGCCGTCCTGCTGTGGTTCGCCCGCGATGCGGCCATTTCGCTGAACAAAACGGTTGTCGAGCCGGTCGTGCAGGGCCACGTTGAATTTCTGCAGACGACGCAGAAGACCCTTGAGGGGATCGAAGAGACGCAGAAGGCCAGCCAGCAGACGCTGCAAGAGATCGCCATTGGGCAGCGAGAACTGAAGCACGTCGTCGACCGCATCCCCGACCACCAAGGCACAAACTGATGGGCACATTCAGCCAACTGCCGGGCACGTTGAATTTCCAAGTGCGGGGCGGCGACGAACTGGGGGCCAGCGTTCGCATCGCACAGGCCACAACCGGCTACACGGCCGCCAGCACGGTCTACAGCATCGTCACTGGTAACACGGTCTCGGCCATGAGCACCACGCTGACGTTCAGCGGCACCGTCGCCACGGCGGCGATCGCCATGACGGAGGTGCAGACGGCCGCCCTGCCCGTGGGCACATACGGCTGGCGAATGGTCACGACCTTCCCCGGCAGCGTTCAAAACACGCAGCTCGACGGCAAGATTGAGGTGGTCGCATGACGGTTGACGTCACGACAACGCAGAACCCGGTGACCGTGAGCGTCAACGACACCAACGTCAGCGTTTCGGTGACCGACAACGTGACAACTGCGACGGTGAGCGGCGGCACAGGCCCGCAGGGGCCGACAGGCCCGCAAGGCAGCGCCGCATCGCTCACACCGGCGACAAGCACGGCCATCGGCGGAATCATTGTCGGCAGCGGGCTGAGTGTGGCCGCAAATGGCACGTTGAGCGCCACGGGCGCCGTCAGTTCGGTGGCTGGCAGAACAGGTGCTGTAACGCTGACAACGGCCGACGTCAGCGGATACACAGCGCCCCCCGTTTCGTCAGTCGCGGGTCGCACCGGCACGGTTACGCTTTCCACTGCGGACATCTCCGGCTACACAGCGCCGCCAGTGACCAGCGTCGCCGGCAGGACCGGCACGGTTACGCTGACAACCGCCGACGTGTCTGGCTACGTCGCTCCTCAAGTGTTTAGCGTCGCGGGTCGAACCGGCACGGTTACGCTTACGACGTCGGACATCTCGGGTTACACCGCTCCGCCGGTTTCGTCTGTGGCTGGCAAGACAGGAACCGTGACGCTGACGACCAGTGACATCAGCGGATTCACGGCAGCATCATCGGCAGCGGCACCCGTGCAGTCAGTTGCAGGCCGCACCGGAGCGGTAACTCTGACAACGGCCGACGTGAGCGGCTACACGGCGCCAACCGTCAGCAGCGTGGCCGGCAGAACCGGCACTGTGACTCTCAGCACCAGCGACATTTCTGGGCTCGGCACGCTGGCGACGCAGTCGGGGACGTTCAGCGGCACCAGCAGCGGAACCAATACAGGCGACCAGACTGTCACCCTGACGGGAGATGTGACCGGAACTGGCACGGGTTCGTTTGCCACGACCTTGGCAGCAAGTGGCGCGACAGCGGGCACCTACACATCAGTAACAGTCGATGCAAAGGGCCGAGTGACCTCTGGCACCAACCCTGCTGGATACAGCCTGCCAAACGCCACGGCTTCCGTTCTTGGTGGAATCACCGTTTCCACTGGACTATCAGTTGCCAGCGGAGCATTGAGTGTGGCCTACGGCACCAGCAGTACCACCGCTTGCGTCGGCAACGACTCCCGCTTGTCGGACTCTCGTACCCCGACAAGCCACACTCACGGCAACATTACGAATGCAGGTGCTATTGGTTCAACGTCTGGGCAGATTGTGGTGACCACCACTTCGGGCGTGCTGACAACTGCTTCTTCGATTGCCTCATCGGCAGTAACAGGCTTGGCAACGGTTGCCACAAGCGGGCTTGCGTCCGACCTCACGGGCACACTTGCTGACGCAAGATTGACAGCAAACATACCCACGCTTTCTTATCTCAACACATGGCTCGGGGGCCAATCTGGCGTTGTGGAAACCACTCCAGCCATGTTTGTCGCTGGCAATTCGGCCTATGTGGCGGGAAACGTGTGGTTTAGTTTTTTTACTCCGTTAATTACGACAACAATCACCACCATTACGATGTATTCAGCGAACGGCGCTGCATCAGGCTTGACGCTGTCTCGCTTTGGTCTGTACACGTTTGACGAAACTACGGTCACTTTGGTGGCTAGGACGGATAGCAACACCGGCAATTTCGGAACAACAAATACAGCGTACAGCAGAGTGTTGTCAGCGACTGGCGGCTACCCGACCTCATACACATTGACTGCTGGTACAAGGTACGGAATTGCATTGCTCATTACGGGAACAACAATGCCGAATATTGCGACCAAAGTTCAGTCAACTGGATTTGCACTTAACGTGCTACCGTTAAGGCACGGGCAAATAACCAGTCAAACCGACCTTCCAACATCTGGAACAATCGGAGCTTTAACTCAAGGGCCGTTTGCGAGACTTTCATAATGCCAACAGAATACATCGGAATCGTTAATGGTCTGAAAACGTGGAACGTCTACGACGACGATGGGAAGTTCTGTGGAACGAACCAGTCTGCGCCGGACATGCCGCCAGTCGTGCCGGACTCAGTAACGGCCGCACAGATCCGCTTGTGGCTACATTCAAAAGGGATCAGCAAAGAACAAGTGACAGCGGCTATCGATGCTTTGCCTGATGACACCCGCGAGCCAACGCGAATCCGGTGGGAATGGGACGATCCAATCGAAAGGACAAGCGAGCCTCTCGCTACAGTGGCGGCCGCGTTCGGCATGGACTCTGCTGCGATCAACGCGGCCTTCGTGGAGGCGGCGTCACTCTAATGTTTGGCTGGCTCCTCAACCGCCGTGCAAACGATTACGGCGCACCACGCTCGGGCCAATGGCCCCGCGTGCGTCGTGAGCATCTCGCCCGCCAGCCAGAGTGCCAGGCATGCGGCAGGACAAAGGAGATGGAGGTGCATCACATTCACCCCTTCCATGACAATCCTGCCTTAGAGCTTGACCCGCAGAACCTTATCACTCTCTGCGCTGAACCGTGCCACATCGTCCATGGGCATCTCATGTCGTGGATGCGTACCAACCCTGACGTCGTGGCCGACTGTCAACGCTACAGAGCCAAGGTGGGCTGATGCCGACAAGGATACCCGCCCACCAGCCTGCAAGGATGCGTCTCTACAGGCGTGACGAAACGGCCCGGCCAAACGCCCACCAGCGGGGCTATTGCGACGCCGCACACCGGGCGTGGAGGCTGGCTGTGCTGACGCGAGACGCATGGCAGTGCCAACAGCCGGGTTGTGGTCGGCTCTGCACCGAGAAGCGTGAGGCCCACGCCGACCATGTGGTGCCGATCGCACGAGGCGGGGCACGGTACGACGTCGCCAACGGGCAGACGTTGTGCTACAGGTGCCACGCGAGGAAGACTAGGCAAGAGCAGGCCGGTTGACTGCCGAGATGGCAGGGGTGGTTGGTATCATGGGGGCAACGGCGGATATAAACCCCGTGGTTTCCTGCAGTGGACGCGGGGCCGCAAAAACAAAAAGGGCAAGCCGTGGTCAGAGGCCGCAAACCAGTGCCCAAACCCATCCTGAAAATCCGTGGTTCTAAAATCAGGGAACGGCACAGGAAAACCATCGACGTCCCGCCGGGCTCGGCGCCTGCCCCCGGTTGGTTGTGCCCTCTCGGAAAAGCAGAATGGAACCGGGTAACGCCAATGCTGGAGTCGTCCAGGGTCATGTCGCCGCGTTACCAGCAGGCCCTCGCAGCGTACTGCGACTCGTTTGCGGACATGCTCAAGGCCGAAAAGGAACTGCGGGACAACGGGCTGACGCTGATGGACGATAAAGGCCGCGTAACGAACCACCCGGCGTGGGCTCGCAAGCGGGATGCTCGGGCCTCCATGCTGCGGTTTGCCTCAGAGTTCGGGTTGACGGCATGTGCCGCCGCGAGGGTAGCAGCGAGTGACGAAAAGCCGGAAGAAGACGAAGCCAGCCGCATCCTGTTCGGCTGATTGCCGCTGTGCCAGCTGCCGGGCCGTGTTGTTCTTTGAGACCGTGCTGACGCACGCCAAAGGAGAGCTTGGCGGCAAGCCTTTTCGGCTCGAGCAGTGGCAGAAAACCTACGTTCGCAACCTGTTTGCCGAGGTTAATGGCGTTCGTAAGGTGCGAACCAGCCTGCTTGCGCTGCCCCGTAAAAACGGCAAGAGCAGTCTGTGTGCCGGCATCGCCCTGAAGTTGCTCCTCGAGAACGAGCCGGGCGTGGAGATTTACAGCTGTGCGGCGTCGCGGGACCAAGCCCGCCTGGTCTTTGACATGGCCAAGGTCGCGGTTGAGCAGTCGCCGGTGCTGTCTCGGCACCTTAAGGTCTACAGGAACGCCATCGTGCGGGAGGCAACGCATGGAACGTACAAGGCCCTCTCGGCCGAAGCTGGCATTCAGCACGGGCTCTCTGCTCATGGCGTGATCTTTGACGAACTGCACGTCAGCACCCGCGAGATGTGGGACGTGATGATTTCCAGCCAAGGCGCCCGGCGGCAGCCGATCACGGTGGCGCTGACGACGGCCGGCAGCGACCGGAAATCGGTCTGCTGGGAGGTGTGGAAGTACGCCGAGCAGGTCGCCAGCGGCGCCGTGGTCGACCAGACGTTCCTGCCGGCGATCTATGCCGCCCCGGTGGAGGCCGATTGGAAGGACGAGAAGGTGTGGGCGGCAGCCAACCCCAACCTGGGCGTGTCAATCCGGCTCGACTTCCTGCGAACGGAATGTGCCCGAGCCGTTGAGATGCCGACATACGAGAACACGTTTCGCCAGCTGTACCTGAACCAATGGACCGAGCAGGACACCCGTTGGCTGCGGATGGACCATTGGGCACAGGGCAAGCAACTCTGCCCGGTGCCGCTGGAGGGCCGCGAGTGCTGGGCCGGGCTCGATCTGGCGACGACGTTCGACACGACCGCCCTGGTGTTGTTGTTCCCTCTGGACGACGGCCGCTACTGGGTCGAGCCGGTGTTTTGGATCCCCGAGGAGAACGCCACGCAGCGAGAGCGACGCGACCATGTTCCCTACCTGACATGGCACCGCAACGGGCAGCTGCGGATGACTCAGGGCAATGTGACCGACTACGACCAGGTGCGGGCCGACATCAACGAACTGGCTAAGAAATACCAGATTCGGGGGCTGGCGATCGACCGCTGGAACGCCACGCAACTCTCGGGCCAACTGCAAGGGGATGGCGTGAACGTCGTAGGGTTTGGTCAGGGTTATGCGTCGATGTCCAGCCCCTCCAAGCAGCTCGAAGCCTTGGTGGTTGGCGGGAAGTTGTTGCACAACTCCGACGTTCTGACGTGGCAGGCTGGCAACGTCGCCATTCAGCAGGACAGCGCCGCAGGAAACATCAAGCCCAGCAAGAGCCGGTCCCATGAACGTATCGACGGCATTGTGAGCCTTGTAATGGCCATTGGTATCCACGCTACGGCGGTCAAAACACCCGAGATCAACTGGGATATCACATGGATGTAGCAGAAGACTCGGGCCTGACGATCACTGACCGGCGTGGCGAGTACGCTGCGACCGTCGACCAGTGGAAGGTGCATGAATTCAGGTCGGCCGAATGGGCGTTTGTGGGTGCGAACAAGACTCCCAGCGGCGTGCGTGTGACGCCCGAGACGGCTCTGAAATGCTCTGCATTCATCGCCTGCGTGCGGGTCATCAGCGAGACGCTGGCCAGCTGCCCCCTCAATCTGGTCGAGGAGATGGCCGGCGGCGGCAAGCGCTACGCTACCGAGCAGCCGTTGTATCGCACACTGTCCCGCCGGCCCAATTCGTGGCAGACACGGTTTGAATTTGTTGAGACGATGACGGCCCTGTGCTGCATGTACGGCACTAGTTTTGCCCTGCGGGTGCCCGGCCGCAACGGCGCGTACGACCAGCTGGTGCCGCTGCACCCCAGCCGCATAACGGTCAAGCAGAACGACGACTACTCGCTCACCTACCTGTATCGGCAGCCTGTGACTGAGCAGCAAGTGCCCTACCGGCAGGAAGACCTATTCCGGCTTTCCTACCTCTCAACCGACGGGTTCACGGGTCTGCAACCACCGTCGATGCTGCGGGACGCGATTGGGCTGGCACAGGCCCTAGAGCAGCACGCTGGTGCATTTTTTGGCAATGGTGCCCGCCCGGGTGTGATCTTTACCAACGATAACGCCATGCCGCAGGAGGCGATCGAGCGTGCCCGCGAGCAGTGGGAACGGATGCACCGCGGTGCCGACAGGGCTTTCCGCACTGCTTTTTTGCCACAGGGCACC